TTGAGAAAGCCTATTATAGGTAACAATTCTATCTCTTACTGCCTGAAAACCAGGAGCAGTTCTAATATAAGCTTCTAAACCATCAAGACCCTGATATACCTGTTTAGCGAAATTAACCAACATCAATTCAATTGATGACTCACTATTAGGTATAGATTCTATCCAAGTATCTGAGACATTTCTTTGTTCGTTTCTATAAGATGGATTGATTTTAAATCTTGTTTGAGTTGCGGCTGAAACTGGAGCAACAGGTGCAGAAGTCTGACCAGTTTGATGGCCCTTCTGAATGCTGCCATCCAGCGCATTTGGTCTGCCAAGAAACTTATTGATTACATCACCTGCTACCATTAAACCGGCAGAGGCAATGGCTATCTTGAAAATCCAACTCAACACTCTAACTAGTAAGTTAGAAGTTGTAGACTTTCTTGAACTAAACAAAGACAACAAAGAAGGAGCTGCGTCTTTTTTCATTTCAAGATTTGATTTTTCAAATTCAACCATAGCTAACTTAAGAAACTTAGCATCACGCAAAAGTTGTGAAGAGGTAGTACCTAGCATCTCTGATGCTTTATTGGCCTCATCTTCAGTGGCTGGCTTGGTGTGTTCTTGAACAGAGGAAGAAACAATAGCGTCAACTTCAGTAGAAGTAGTTTGCTTGCCTCCACCTAATAAACCCTTAATTTTTTCATAGATAGAGCTAAGAATACCGCTTACATCTATATTAAAAACTCGCATGGCTAGACCAAAAAGAATTCCTAACCAACCAAATCCCATAGCTTTGAAAGCTATAGAGATAGCACCAGGAGCTATTAAGTTAAGTAAAGAACCAGATTTATTGTTAGGATCTATTTGATTACCAAAATAGTTCTTAACCTTATCAACCAAATTAGAAATGATATTTCCAGCTTGAGCGGTTTTTGACAAACCCTCATCCGATAATAGTGTTTCCACTATCATAGTATCTACTAGAAAATTGATTTCACTATTTGATTGTATCATCTTCTATATGTCTGTGAGTGTGGTTTATAGTTAGTATGAATTACCTGATTACGCTGGTCTAGAAGCGCATCAATTCTCATTTCATTGTCTTGAGCAACGGCTAGTTGATTCTTGACATATGCTGCCCACTGACGCATTTCTGGTGTCTGGCCACCATCTGGCTTAGTAGGATCACGTGGGACCATATAGGTATCATAGAAAGTTTGGATGGCCATCTTAGTTTGCTCAACAATCTTTCTTAGGTTGCCACAGAAAGAATCATAATCTTTAGGCGCATTTTTCAGAGAGTGTGCAACTGTTTCAGGGCCAGCATAAAGATCCCATCCAGGTATTGGGTTGGCCATCATCTGATTAATTTGATTCATAGCATCACCTGCTAGAGTTCCCATTCCCTGAATTCTGGTATCAGGAATCATTGCCGTGTATTGTTCAAAGAATTGATTGATTCTGTTGAAATCGACACTGCGTGCCAACAAAGGCAATGCCATAACAATCTTTCCCATGACTTGTGGAGTGACTTGTCCTGGCTGCTGCTGGCCTTGTCCTGGCTGCTGTCCTGGCTGATCGCCTTGAACACCTGGGGTAACTACAGCGCAAGGCTTTCCATCCTTCTGGTAATTTCTACCGAAGGTGGTGACTTGTTGTAGATATAAAGCAACAGCTTTACTATAGTTGGTAACAGTACCATCATCGCCCGCAGCTACCTGCTTAAGGTAAGCGGCTCTCTTGTAAAGAACGTGGATAGCTAAACATGGGTCGCCATCTGAAGCAGTAGCCCCCATAACAGTTGCTTTTGCTGGTGGCTGATTATTTGGACCGGCTGGAGTAACAACCTTGACATTTCTGTTTCTAAACCAAGCCTGGAAAGAACCGGCATCGGCCAAGTGTTTGACTCTTAGCTGACGCAATGTATCGGTACTGGTTTGGAATGGGTGTTCATCGATACCGGCATTCCACTTATCCAATTCCATAGGATCTGGGATAACATCAACGATAGTCTCAGGATTGATATCAGTTTGTTGTCCTGGCTTGTGACGAGGATCAATAGTCTGCTCTCCCGCGACTCTCAAATAGGCATTAGCTTCTCCAATCAAAGTTGCTAACATGAATGCTAGTACTTTGTTGTTTTGTGCATCAGGAGTGTCTCGAAGAAAAGATAGATAAGCAATCAGGCCGCCCTTATCAGCATAAGCTGGGACAGTTTGTGGAGTACGATCGATTCTACGGTCGCTTCTATCTGTACGATAAGAGGTAAACTCCCAAGCCTTTTGAGTTGGGTCATCTGGCTTATCCTGATTAGCCTGCACTTCTGCTGGCGTCCAAGCAAAGCGCTTGCCTTGCCAAGTTATTTTGTTAGCGGCAGCCCATTGTAAGAAGTCACCTAGAGTTCTTAGGTCTTTTGTTGAGTCGGTTGGTAGTTTGGTGCCTGGCTGAGATGGATCCATACCTTCGACTCCAATTGGAGCACCGGCTGCTGGAGCATCTTGGTCGCCCAAGTCTCTCTGCAAACGATATAAGAGCTTCTGGGCAATTTCATAAGTTGGTATAACCTCTGGTCTATCACCAGGCCACTGACGTTCAATAGGCGCAGCTCCGCCCGGCTGAGGACGGCGTTGCTGGCCGAATTTCTCAACATGCTTTTCCGCAGCATCTATGAGGGATTGAACTAATCGTTTGTCGTCGTAAATAAAAGACATGTTATACCTTTACGCTACTTGGTTAGGTCCCTGTGGAGCAACTTGGTCTCCCACTGGCTGTTGCTGTTTTGGCGGAACAGGAATTGGCTTATGCTTAGAGATGTAGTCGCTAACTTGAGCAACCATACTCTTTACTAACTTAACCAATAGTGGCCCATTGTTAACTTCACTGGCTTGATATCCAAGTTTATCAATCATTAGCTGTTGTAGATTTCTTCTGCTAGATAGATAATCAAGAGGAACCTGCCCACTCAAATCAACATTCTTACCTTCCTTGTTTGGAAGTACTAGACTAAAAATTGTCCATCTCTTTCCGTTTTCCTGTAACTGCTTAGTCTGATTTTCATTTAGCTGTGCAGGATCTCCTCCACCCGGAGTAACTGTGAAGAGAGGAAGTTCTTGATTGATGTATCTCTTGTAAGCAGGATGATCCATAATGGTCTTAGAATAGTAAGTATAGAAATCAGTTAACTTCTTGACTAGTGCTGAGATAGCCTTAGCCTTCTCGCCTAATTCTGCCTGAGATACTCCTTCTTTATATGGGTCCTTTTGCTCTGGGATTGCTTTTCTTAAAGCTTCCAAGTCTTGTCGTTTAAAAACTCTTCTATCATTTGGGGCAGTGCCACCTAATGCTTCATTAGCGGTTACAAGTGCAGCAGCAAGAGCATAGGTGTTTCTTACAGCATTATTGGTTCTGAAATCCCAAACACCGTCTACCATACCTTCTCTGCTACCAGGACCAATTCTCTGCAATCCATCAATAACATTATTTAGCTGTACCAAGTCAGTTGGTTGCTTAGAATTTTGAGAGGTTGCTGATTGATCAGTAGTATATTCTTCACCATGAATGTCAGCGCTAGCAGAAAACTGCTCAGCTAGGAAATCATTGAAGTCTCTTCTCTTGTCATCTGGATTAACCGTACGAATGACTTTTCCACCCTGTTGTTGTGGTGTGGTGTTGTACTTAACGGCTTCGGTTGCAAAATCCTTGATAGCTTGCTGCATATCTCTAATAGACAGAACTCCGGCGTATCCACCACCGCCGCCTCCACCGCCACCAGCATGTTGCGGAGGAGCTGGATTTGCGCCAGGAAGATTGCTGAAACGACCAGTTGGTTTTGCGCCTGGAGTAGTTCCAGTACCGCCAGTTCCACCAGTACCGACTGTACCACCAGTATCTGCAACTGGATTCTTACGGCGACCAGAAAATCTTGGAACACTAGGATTATTATCCTGTGCCATTTTTTCTATTGCGGCAACTATATCTTTTAGATTCTTTTTTGTCATAGTTACCTTTAGGCGATTAGTTGTTCATGGAATTGATTGACGGCTTGCTCAATTTGAGAAAGTCTAGATTCATAACGCGGAGCTTCTTGAGCTTTGGTGTCTGGATCCAATCCAGAAAATACCTTCTTCATATTGTTTAGTGAGGCAACCCACCTGTCAATAAAAGCATTACCTTGCTTTCTATCATCGTCAGTAAATCCCTCATCATTAAGTAATGATCTATAAGAGCTAAGTCTGACAGCCAATGCTTGAATCTTATTTTGTAGAGCAAAGTCACCTTTAGTTAGATTAAGGGTTTCATTGGCCATACTAGTCATTGCATCAAGTGCAGTAGAAGCTTGTTGCCAGGCCGAGTAATTTTGCATAGCCATTACATAACGTTGTCTATCGTTTGGGGCCATGGTGCTCCAACTGTTATTGTATTGTTCTTTGAGCTTAGTTCTCTCGTCAGGATCCATATACATTAACGTAGATTTGCAAGAAGCAATTGCTTGAATTAGCTTGTTAACTGTATCGACAGTGATCGGTCTCTGACCAGTCCAACGACTAATACCACCAAGTGCCATAAGCTGGCCAGTCTTGTTAGTAGATGTAAGATCGGCTGTTTCTGGTTGAGATTTGATAGCAGCTATAACGTCGCTCATCTTAGCGCGAATAGCAACCATCTTATTTTCAAGCAAGGTAGCAGTATCCTGACCCAATACAATTTTGACAGAATTCAAAACATCACGACCGGAAGCAAGCTTGCCAGTAGGAGTCTTTTCAACCATCTTCATATTCTTTAGGTGTTGATCTACGATGGTCTCGAAGACCGCTTCATCACCCTCAACATTCTCTAGCTTGTGGCTTCCCTTTGGATGAGCGGCGTCAACAAGGTCTTCTCCCTTTTCGGAAGTGGTCTCATAAAGAGTCTGAGCCTGCTTGTAAACAACAAACCTTTCTTCTAGGTCGGCGGCATGCTTATCGAAACCAGAAGCTCTAAGGCCGGCACATAGACGAAGAATTCTTTCCGTCAAGCTAGCGGTAGGAGACAAATATACATTGGAAGAAGCTTCTTTCGTAATTGGTTCATCTTTAACTAGGCCCTTTTCTCTGGCTAGTTTCTCTAGAGAACGCATTACAGCAGAATCCTCAAATTTTACGTGCTTAAAAGTCATATGGAGCCTCAACAAATGGGATATTCTATAATATGCCGGATTATAGAAAGCTTCTTCTACTAAATAAAAGAATATGCAGGTATTTTGAGGCTTTACTTCATCTCAGAACCAAAGAGCCTCGATCATTGGGTTCATTGGCGTTGGTGGCGCAGTTACCATCGCAACTGCTGGATGAATTCCACTCGGCCTTCTTGTAGTCAAAAATCCAGTCTCACTAACGTATAAATTAGCGCGTACTGGATACTGTTGATTGGTTTCGTACTGGTCAGTCTGGAAAAACATTCTATTAAACCAAACCGTGATTCTTCCTGAACCAGCAGTACTATCATCGCCAGGAATATTGGCCACTTGATAAGTATAATTTACAATTGTTCTAATAGCATTTGGTTGACCTGTACCGGTCAAATCAAAATTAAGTTGAGTACCAGCTACGAATGTAACTATACCATTGACAGCGTTTAAAACAACATTAACTGTCGAATTGAAACTAGAAGGAATGATATTAGGCTTTTTAAGTTCTGCCTTGATATCAATGGGAGTAATAATAGTGCCACCTGGACCAGGGACACCTACGGCTGGAACAATAACTACTTCGTTCCAAGAAACGTTAGTAAATGCTTTGGTTTTGATATCATCAATAACACCAATTGGGGCGGTGCCGTTACTAACGGTAGCCATTACTTGGTTACCAATAACAGTTAATTCTGCAATTTGACCTGGCTGAAATTCAGCGGACGGGTCAACGATAAAACTGGCTGGAAGTGTGTTGCCTACCTGTACTAATCTTAGCATGAGATTCCTTTATCTATACCGCTCTCATACTATATAACAGATTAGTCGCTATCCTCAAAAGTTTTACCTAGACTATCTTCATGAACTACCAGTGGTTTTTCATCAATATCAGCATCCAACATGTCATCAGCCTTACCAAGTTGTAGCACTCCATCTTCTGGAATGTCATCAAATAGGTCATTGACTACTGGAGGTGGCCTCATAGGCGTTTCTCTAATAGTTGGAGGGGCTTCTTCTATAGGCTCTTCCTTCATGTGACGAGCCTTCCACTTCTCGTAGAACTCATCAAAACCCTTTGGTTGATGAACGTCAACACCGTTATCATCAGCCATATTGAATTCAGTACCATGATGTTTCAAATTCTCAATCATCTTGTCGGGAGTTAGTCCCTTGGTGTGAGGATCGTGAATCTTGGTTGGATTCTTTGGTTTGCGTGGTTTACCATTGGCATCGTTGTCATCCATTAGGCCAAGTTCTTGAGCGATGCTCTGGAACACCAAATCATCACCGGCTGGCAATTTCTTTGGTTCCATTAGGCTCTGCATTTGAATTTCAGAGCCAGGTTCCACTGAAGGTGGTAGTGGTCTCACAACAATTTCTTCACCCGGTTGTGGGTTCTCTGGATCTACTGGCGTGGCTGGATTCTTGATCCATTCCAACATTTTCTCATAAAAATCTTGATCGTGTTTGGACTTGTGATGAGTATCGTTATCATCAACTTTGGAAGAATCTTCTTCCTTCTTTTTATCAGCCAAGACAATCTTACCTAGAATTCGAAGAACCTGATCAGCCTTGGCAGTTAGACCAGCTTCTTCAAAGATTTCAACGGCAGAATGAAGATACTCTGCGGCCTGAACAAGGTTTGCCATGCCTTGCTTCTTCTCATAGCCGTGCAACTCGCGCTGCATGCCATGGATTAATTCATCTTCGAATAAGCTCTTCTTGATCATTAGTCCTCAAATCAAGAAGTCTTGCCGGAAAATTGGTGAGCCAATCCCTGCAAGACTTCGGTTATCTCTTCAGCTTGTTCAGTCATGCCAGCTTGCTCGAAAATTTCGGCAGCAGCATTCAGATAATCGGCAGCTTGTGCTAATCTCTTGAAACCATGATTCTTTTCGACCTGGTTTGCTACCAGTGTCTTTTCCATCGATTGACGGATCTCTTCTTCAAAGCTGCCAGCCTTATACATTATGAACTCCTATTATTACTTCTTGGAAGAAGACTTTTTGGAGTCCTTGGAAGAATCCTTCTTGTCGCTCTTCTTGTCCTTGGCGGAGTTAGAATCGCTCTTCTTAGAATCCTTGGAATCCTTGGAATCCTTAGAGTCCTTCTTCTTACCACGGGCGTCATTAGAATCACTCTTAGAAGACTTCTTAGAATCTTTCTTAGAATCCTTTTCCTTCTTCTTGGCTTCAACAACCAAAGAAGCTAGCTTCAAGCTAAATGCGGCGGACTTCTCCATACCAACAGAATCAAGAGCTGCGGAAGCAGTTAGCAAGCTGTCGATAGCTACATCGAAAGCTGCGGAAGCTCCCATGTCGTCAGCCTTGGAGCTGTCGCTGGAACTGCTAGAAGATTCTTCCTTCTTTGCTTTGCGAGCATCGTTGTCATCATCAGCACTTGAAGAATCAGAGCTAGAGCTTGAAGATTCCTCTTTCTTGGCCTTACGACGAGCATCGTTGTCATCATCTGCATCTGAAGAGTCTTCCTTCTTCTTCTTGGCATCTTGATCATCTGCATAAGAAGAGTCGCTCTTGTCTTTTAGCCAAGGTGGCATCTTCTTCTTTGCATCCTGATCATCTGCGCTAGAAGAATCTTCCTTCTTCTTCTTAGCATCCTGATCATCTGCCGAGCAAGAGTCGCCTGGCTTGTGATCATGACCATCATGATCATCGGATGCATACTTGTATTGCGTGCCGAACAATGACTTGTGGGCTTCGCTCTTTAGAACTGCATCCATTGTTGCAGCGACAAAATCTGATACACTTTTGTTAGACATAGTATCCTCTATTCCTTTGTTTTATGCTTAGAACATTCTCTTGGAAGTCTTAGCAAATGCTGCGGACAATGCTGACCAGTCATCATCTGCTGGGGCAGCAACGTTAATTTCACCGGAACCAATCAAGCCAACTTGTGGTAATGCACCTGCCTGCTTGCGTAGGTTGGTTACTGGGTGTCTTGCAACAACTCTCTTCAAAGAGTCAAAGGAGTCATCATTAAACTTCATGATTTCCTCGACCTGAGCAGAGACGCTTAGTCTGTCAGATGCGCACAAACCACGGTCAACCATGTCGTAAGCTAACTCGTATGCACGAGCAATCTTAACCTTGTAGTTGTTGATTTCTGCTTCTAATTCAGCCTTGACGTGCTCCTTGACCAATTCGCTAGCGAATTCGGAACCACCGTCAGTCTGTCCCCAGTACTTCTTGTAGTAAGCAACTGCATCCTTATCCAAACCTTCTGCTACTAGAGCGTCTAGGTCGGTTGGGTCTAGCTTTCCTTCAGATACTAGTCTGTGGATAGCTTCTGCTTCCTTACGAACCTTTGGTGGAGCCTTTGCAAGATCCATCATGGCCTTGTTAACTTCTGGTAGAGTCTCTACCTTGCCTAGGTTATCAGATGGCTTGGTGTCCAATTCAGTCTGGCCGTCAGCAAGACGATCTGCTTCTTGAAGCATATCGCTAAACTTTGCGTGAGACATGTCTTGGATTTCTCCATCCTCTTCCTTGCCAAGTGCGTCAGCAGCTAGCTTAGCTCTTAGAGCAGCACGGCCAGCCTTAGTCTCGAAAGAAGCTGTAGTTCCTAGTGGACCAAGCTTATCTAGCAACTCTGGCTTGACGTCAACCTTAACATCGTTAGCATCATCTGCCTTCAATGGGGTAGCATCATTGCTCATAAGAGCTAGACCATCTTCGCCTTCCATAGATTCGAAGTGTGGTTCACCTGTTCCGAAGTGATCGTTATCATCACTAAGCATTTCATTGACGGCATCCAAGTCTGCGTTGGTGTCGGCAATCATGTCCATTAAATCATCGCCGTTGTTGGCGTCTTGTTCGCCTGTCATAGTTTCTCCTTCAGCTAGTGCCTCAAGTTCACGTTCAATTTCTGCGCGCTTGACAATAGCCTTAGTTCCACGAGCGTACTTGACGAAAGCGGTCATCAACTTGAATCCATCTGCAACAGCAGTCTTGGCTTCGGTTAGCGCATCCTCAACAATCGTTCCAACGAACTCTTGGTTATTACCAGATACAGCACCCTTGTCGTATAGACCAGAGATCATATCCAATTCTTGTGCGTGGTCATTTAAGGTAGCAACTGCTTCCTTCATGGCCTGGGTAAGTGCACCATTGAGGTCTTTTCTGATAGTGTTGAGAGTCTTGGTACTAAAGGAAGCGGCTGCGCCCATTTCTGGACCACCTGCTGGAGGTGCTGCGCCTTCCATTTCTCCCATTTCTGCTTGCTCACCAGTCAATGCTCTAACTGCTTCAACCAAATCTGAGCTTAGGTCTCTGACCTTCTCAGCTAGTTCGCCAGCAGCGGCCTTTGGATCACCAGACTTGCCCTTATCTTCGGCTGGAGGACCAGCATCAGCTCCGCCCGCTGGAGGAGCAGAAGAATCGGCTGTAGGAGGAGCTGACTCACCGCCACCGGGTGGGGCTGGAGGAGCGGCTTGTGCACTCTTTACAAGAGATGCAACTTTCTGTACTCCATGAGTCTTTACTTTCTCAAGTAAGCTGGCACCGAATTCGGTGGTAGCAATTCCTGGATAAAGCTTATCAACTTGACCGCCAGATAAATCTTGTACAGAAGCGGTAAGGATTAACTTGTCGCCACGATAAACTTCCCAAGCACTGTCAGCCTTGTTGCGGCTTCCATCTGTATTGGTTGCATAAGCAAACTTAGCAGATAGAGCACTGGCTCTACGTAGCATTTCCTTACGCTTTAGTTCATCAGAAGTCTCAGCGGAGGAAGGAGATGGATGAAGACCATCAACTGGACCAACACCTGGGAATGGCTTCTGACCAACCATGTGCTTATCTTCCTTCTCACGAAGGGTATACTCAAGTTTGTCAACTGGATACTTTTGCTTACCTGGGGTTGGCTCGTTTACGCCACCACCACCCTGAAAGTATGCGGTCTTTTGATTAAGAGCATTCTTAGCAGCTTCGACAATTGCTTGACGCTTCTGGGCTCTCTCTTCTGCTTCTGCACGAGCGAGCAACTTCTTGCGCTCTAACTCATCAGATGTTTCAGCAGAATCCGGAGATGGGTGCATGCCGTCAACTGATCCCACACCTGGGAATGGAGATTGACCGACCATCTGCTTATCCTCTTTTTCACGAAGTTGTTCGTTTAGAGGATCTTTCGGATACTTAGCTTGTCCTGGGGTCGGCTCGTTAACGCCACCTGCACCTTGGTAATAACCCTGCTTATTGATGTTTGTACCTGACATATTTTCCTCTTGTGTTTTTGTAGAAGTTTTTGCTAACTTTTCCAAGCTTTCTTTCGTTTGGCCCAACTTGGCTTCGATGACCTTCATAGTCTCTCGAAGAGTTTCGATAGCATCTGCTCCTACTTCATAGGATGCATATCTTGCGTGTGGGGGAGCCAATCCAGAATCAGATGTCGGAGTTTCATCCCCCAACAATTGATTAGATGCAAGATCATTACCATGTCCTTGCATATTTTCTTCTTTTAATGAAGATTGCAAACTCTGGAAATCTGCAATAGCTTTGTCAACATCCTTACGGAATGTCTCTAAATCTGAAGCGTTAACAGTTACGTTAGTAACTTTGCCTTGATCTGATCCACCAACATCGAAGTTGAAATTGGCTGTAAATTTGTCTGCCAACTTGCTAAGCTCTTGTTGCTTGTTTTCAACATAAGCATTTAGCGTGTTAGCGGCAGCAATGATATGCTTGATGTTAGCCTTTGGATCGGCACCGTTAACTACAATGGATAATTCAATTGGGTTTAAGTCTACGTTAATTTCACCGTAGCAAGTCTTCCTGCGCATATGGTCACAGAAATCAGCTTCGGTTCTAGCTACTCGGGCACAATCAGAACAGATTGCGCGACCAACTGCGGTACCCATGGACACACAGTTAGAAACTCCAGTAGCAACTTGTCTTGCTAGTTGTTGATACCCAGCCTTGTCTAAGGCGCATAGAGCAATTACTCTCTTGAGATTGCGATCATAATAGGTATCAACAATAAAGCCTCTTACATGATCTACCGAGGAGGACTTATGATCTATGCAAAGAGGCTTTCCGACCCACTTCTTATATGCTTTAACGAGTTCTTCTTCTGGAAAGATATCTCCATTGGAATTCTTGTAAGGCTTAATACTTGGGTCATTGCTCATCCAGCGCCAAGTGTTTCCACTTTTATCCCATCCTACTTGGACGGATTCGCCTTTTACATTTAATCTAGGAGTTCCATCATCGTTTAATGCTGAAGCCTCAGCGGCATGCATCATAACAGCAGAAAAATATAAGAAGTCTTCAGCTTTTGGAGCAATCTTCTTTAGGTTCTGTGCAAACTTTCTAAAGTTCTCCAAAATCTCTGCGTTCACTTGAGGGACACAGGAATCTGCGTTCTCTAGTTTAATTTCAGTTGCTTCGCCTAGTTTAACAAATGACATAAGTTATTCCTGTGGCTTCTTATCAATGGAAGCATCGGTTGAGACGGACTGCTTAACGTTCTTATTAGCAAGATCGCGAGCATTCTTTTTCTGCTCTTCAGTCATCTCTTCAGTTTCAACAACTGATAATATTTTTCCGTCACCGCGTTTTATGAACATCTATGCTCTCCAATTGGGAGAATCTCAATGGATACTAATTATAATGGATTATTACCACAAATTTTCCATTTCTGGCAGTAACTTCAATCATATATTTTAATATTCCCATTATAACCACCAGTTTAGTTGCCTGGTTGTTAGGTTCTCTCCTTTATCATGTCGTTGAGTTGGTCCTGCCTTTGATTGAAAAGATCAACAATCAGTGGGGTTTTTTCTTGAATCTTAACCTGCAAGTCATTACTGACATTATCTACCCAGCTAGTAGCTAAGATATTGGTTTGAATATGATTTTTGATTCTTTCATCAATAATCTCTTCGATATCCTCACACTGTTGCTGGATATCTTCCAGGGACTTGACAACATCCTGAGGAAACGACTTAGCCTCAAGATCAGCAAATAGCTCTGAGAATTTATTTACTTTAACCTCAAGTTCATCAATAGATGAAATGAAGGATTTCATTAGTTTCAAAGTTTGAGTATCAGATTCAAAAACGTGCATTACATTAACGCACTGAAAAGCCTGGCGCTTGAATTCGTTAAAGTTCTCAATGGACTTGTCACGAAACCTTCTGATAGCGGCCCTAGCCTTCATAACTTCCTTAGGGTCCACTTCTGGGTTATCCTTAAAAGGAGTATTCATGATATCTAAATGGTAAGAAGCTAATTGAAGGGACTTAGAAGTATGTTCAAAATACAAAAGTGCCTTTTCTGCCTGATTCTTTTCAGCATCAGTCACATCATAGGTCATTTGTACTGCGTACGCCTTCTTAATCATAGATAAATCCACCGTTATTTTCTGCTGGCCCGAAGCCTCGGCCGCCCGCCTCGTTGTCGTAAACGCCAACCATTGGGACACCTTCTGGAATTTCTTCTGCCTCAGGATCATACTCTTTTATTGGCTTACCATGATGGTAATTCTCACGAGTAGGATTCTGTTCCATTACGAAATTATAGAGAGCATCCATCGGATTCTGCTTGGTTTGATTTAGGTACGGGGCAAAGGAACCCTGATGCCCCTCATCCAAAAAGGTATCTCGATTATCCGAAATGTACTCTCGTTCGTTAGAAACTATATCAGCACTGTTAGTATCCTTTGCAGGCTTACAAGAGCGTATGACCTTCTCAAAAAGATGGATTGGCTTTTCTGGTACATCTAAGCCAAAACCAAGGGCTTTTGCTTCTTCAATAGCTTCTTCTGGATCTTTACCAAGATATTTACATTGTACTAAAGCAACTGCTAATCCAGTTCTATCTTTACCCTCAGCACAATGAACATAAGTAGGACCGTCTTCTAGAAGAAGCTTTTTCAAATCATGACTTAGAAATTTAATAAGGTCTGATTTAGCATTATGTATATCAATGGGACACATAATGTGTTTGATACCTAATAATTTGCAAGCCCTATTTATTCTTTGACCAGCTAATTCATCTAAGCTAACTATCTTTTTGATTCCTAGATTTTCTTTTAACCAAGCCACATCTTTTGGAGATGGCGCACTGCCTCGATACAATTCGTCAGTAACTTTTCTTAACCTGTGTATCATAAATGACCCGCCAGGTTATTAAGAACTTCACGAATATATGATGGATTTTGATTAATCAATACGTGCTTAACGAAAGTAATAGACTGTCCAATTGCTGCTGTTGGAGGAAGTACCTTCTGAGAAATTTCATCTGCATTAAAAGCGTAAAACTTCTTACGTAGACTCTCTAATGCCTTAGCTCTTCTTTCAAGTGGAATTTTGTTGATAGTGAATCTAACGATATCAGCTAAATATCTGCCTACTAGAGTGGGATCTCCTAACTCAGAAACAGCGGCGTTCTTGATTAATTTCTTCTTACACTTAACTTTATGTCTCTTGTTGAATCTAATTAAAGAATTTTGTAAAGCTACTTTCTCTGGCTTTTGTAACTTCTGCTTCACAGCATTATCAAACTCTTTCTTGAACATAGTTAAAAATAATCTAACCTGTTCTTTATCAGCTTCTTGTCTCATTTCACGCATAATAGCGGAATAAGAAAAATCGGTAGCACCAGTTAGATCAATAACCTTTTCTTCCTCAGCATTGTCATTATCACGACGATACTCCTCAACTGGAGACTTGCGCTTGCGCGCAAGCTTCTCCAAGCTGTTGACACAGCCTGCTTCAAATTCGGAAGCTAGTTTGAGAAGTGATTCGGTATCGTGCATAGGACATTATTTCTTTGGAGTTCTTGGACGTGGTTTTAGAGGATACCCGTCAATAAAGTGTCTTTTGATTTCTATAGACTCAGAGCTTCTCAGGAACATTTCTTCCATAGTTCCCTTACCATCAATTTCATTAAGTCCTCTAATAGCTCTTTCACTTACAAAAACTAAATTGCCAAGGACTAGTTTCTTATTTTCAACATAAACAGAATTAAGAACTAAACATTCTTTATATGCTGCAACTACTTTTCCACAGAAAACAGCAGGATATGCCTGTGAAGTTTGTTCCATACTTACTTCTTCATATGAATCGCCCAAATAAATTTCGATGAACTTATCTTTGAAGATAGTGGCAATGAATTCGGCTAAAGTCTTGGTACGGCCTCCGTCATTGCATTCCTGCACCGTCTGTAAAACTTCTTCTAGTGTTACCATTTTGTTTCCTTATACAAATTTTAGCAGGAACTTCCTGTGTTGATTGGCGGCAAATTTGTAATTGATTTGCTGATAAGATGATGTCTTATTGGTAAAGAATTGGGTATTAACCGCAACTCCTCCTATTTTAGCGGTAGCTTGTTTAAAAGCATCTGCTACAGCGTTAGTAAGTTGTTGGGTAGTATTAAAACAAGCCTGTCCTGGTCCACGGATAGAACACTCAACTTCCACCACATTACCATCTGTGTGGGTAAAGGCGTCAGCCATTAGTTCTTCTTTAAGTGCCGAACAGAGTATCCTAGAAAACTCGACAGCATCTGTTGTAGTATTGGCAGTTACACGAATAACCATATGGTTAATTGGCAAGAATTGTTCGTATAGTTTCTTATTTAGTTTTTCAGAAGCGGTAACGTGCTGTAAAAATCCACTCAAAAGATTACTGATATTAGCAGGCATGTTCCCGGATGGAGCCGCTCCAGATGGCGCAGACTGGCTTGGAGTGGATGACTGTCCTATCTGTTGATAGACGTCTCCCTGATTTTTGTGCTTCTTTAAGTATCTACTAATGAAGTCATCTTTGTCTTTTGTTGCTACCATATTATCAGGTTCCTTTGGAGGTGCTTCGCCACCAACTGCACTTCTATATGCCTGATCAAATTCAGGTGACTTCATATATTGATTATACCCTCTACCCATACCAATAGCATAGTTCTTTTCTACGGTTGCATCATAGTATTGACGCTTTGGATTTTCGAGTAAGGAATGAGCATAGTTTTTAGGATCACCCGTACTAGCGGCGGCAAAAGCTTGAGGATATCCATTATGAAGAAGTTTCAAATAATCTAGAACGCCCTCATCAAGTGTTTTATAAGCCCTGAAATGCTGTACGATAGGTTTGCCCCTATTAGTATCATTACCTAAAAAGTAATCATAACCAGAATTTCCAGCTATGATATTACCAATGTTGTAATTGAACATGCTTTTTCTATTGCCAGTTTCAAGCGAATTCTGAGCAATGAACATGGCTAATTGTTCTTTGCTTGGCTTTCTACTAAGCAAAGACTGCCAGGCTCGTGCAAATGAATTGACAAGCTCAGTCAAAGAAACATCGGTTTTAACCTTTTCTACCTCATTACCCACAGTAGTTACCCCTTGATTCGTTTGACGATTTGTAGTAACTCAATAGATGTCTTAAGGTCGGTTGACTGAATCTTACGTGCGTACTTAGCAATAAAAGATGCAAGAACGATTGGATCCTCGCCTGCCAAACTTTCTAATGCATTGTAGAATTGCTTATGAGCTTCTACGTTGTATCCCATTTCACGGGCCACTTGATCACTCTTAAATTCAGCAGGAGGTGCATTGGCTGGAGGAGCAACGCCAGCTTGAGTGCCTGGTGCAGGACTTCCCATAAATGCAGAGCCATATGGCTGGGTGTGACGAGATGGTGGATTGGATGGAAGCATTACACCAGAACCATAACCTGGTTGAGAAATAGATGGAACTCGTGGAGCCGATGGGATAGCTGGGCCTGCTTGACCAAGCTGACCAGGAGATAACATAGTAGGAGATAGCGCAGGATCACTCATTCCAGATGGAGGACCAACTCTATTGGTTGGCATATCCAAAGACGGAACATTTGGCGCTTTTCTCTGAACCAATGGAATAGGCTCGCTCTCTCCCTCTTGTCTCTGTTGTTCAAGAATTGCAGGATGAGGTCCAATATTATCAGTTGCAGGACGAGCGGTACCTGGCACTGCGCCACCTTGAAGTCCAGGATCATCCACAGTTGGCGGTACACCAAACTGCTTTTCAGGATCTTTAATGGTATCAGGCGCACCAATAGGAACTTCTTGACCACCCATTTGCTTAGTGTCTTTCTTATCCATCTTCTCAGTTGGAGAAATTAACTCAACTTTTTCTAAGAAGCCTTTAACGTTAGTAGTATAATAATCGCGGAAGCTCTTATCATAGTTTTGATAAGCCTTAGTAATCTTGTCAGCGGCCTTGGTGTAAGAGTCTACATTACGAGTAGAGCGGGCAGAAGCCATTTCTTTCAAAGCAGATAAGACTTGCTGTAGTAAAGCTTCTGAACGGCCCTGCAACATGGCAGTATCCTTCTTAAGCTTACCAACTTGCTTTGGATATCTCTTTTCCCAAGCAGCAAGTGCACGACCACGCTTGGTACCGATATTGTAAAAGAAGTCCATAACACTGGCTTCTTTGATCATCTCCATACGATGATTGTGAGCAAAACGACTTTTCAAATCGTGTAGATGTTGCTTCTTCTCGTCATCTAAATCCTTAAAAAGGAATTCATGATGAACTTGATCGACATCAAAGCTGAGCTTAGAAATTTGTTGAACCACATCGAAAAGCTTCTTATGAAATCTTCCAAGATCAGCAATAGCAGACATATACTCTCTGCGATTTAGATTAGACTTGGATGATTTGAGAAGATCCTTCAAAGCAATAGAATCATTGCCAGGATCGCCCATGCCAATAGACTCGCCAGCCACAAGTGACCTAATTTGGTCGTCCTTCTCGCGTAAGCTTTCCATAACTCTCTGGAATTCAGGATTGAAGAACTTCTCAGCGGCAATGCCACTAACGTTGGTCATCTCCCTTAACTTATTGAGAACGCTTCTTTTTTGAGCAGTTTTCTGCATGATAAACCCTTCGCCTATGTAGAATCAGTAAATAAATACTGAATTATCCATACGTAAGTGCGGGATTATGCTGGAGGAGGTGGCCCCGGAGGTGGTCCGCCACCACCTGAAGGTGGAGGAGGTGGAGGAGGTGGTGGTGCTCCGCCTGGAGGACCGCCTGGTGGAGGGGCTCCCATATCCAATCCTGGTAGGCCACCGCCTCCTGGAGGTGGGGCTCCACCTGGAACTTCTCCTGGTAATGGAGGGGCTCCGCCAGCGCCACCTTGGCCTGGCTGACCTTCTGGCTCTGGAATTTCATCTTCCTCATCCAAAGACCTTAAAGCATTCAAATCCATAGCCTCAAGAGCTGCCTTTTCTTTTTTATTAATGGCAAGCTGAATGGCTTCCTTACGCATCTTACGAATTTCATCTTCAAATTCAAGACCCAAAGAACGATAAAGGGTATGCAAAGAAGCGCGCTTGGCAGCATCTTCACCCTGAGTCAATGTGACCAATCCGTTGATGTAATCTCCGGCGTCAAACAAAGACATGTGGTTCCAATCGACTTCTGGAACGATAAGTTGCTTCTCACCGCCCGAGTAATCGTAGAATCCCTGAATCTTAGAGATTGGAGCAAAAATTTTACGCTTCAACCATTGAGACATCATATTACGAAACTGCATGTATCTCTGACGAAGAACGTCCAAAGCTACACCACCGTTGGCATATGTGGTATCGGCTCCACCGTCCATCAAAACTGGAGGAACTTGCAAACCAACATAGATTTCCTTGATGATTTGAGTAATGTCACCGGAAATATCGTAGATGCCTTGACCATAGCCCACGCGCTCTACGGCAACTCCAGCATGAGTGAAAATTTTGAAGTCTTTGTCGTATTGCGCTTCTTCGAAAATGTTTCTCCAAGCTTCCAAGTCAGCAAAAGTTGGATGCAATCCATCAGCAGAATCAGTACCAATCTTAACCAAAGTAAGCGGATTAATCATATTATCTGCTTGTGCATACTTTGATTCACGAAGCTTGTCAAATAGCATCAATTGACGGAAAATACAAACTGGAAGTCCAGTTCCTCTAATTTCGTAAGGGCTGATTCTACGAGCTAAATGAGAAACGTGAAAGTTATCTAGCGGGATATTTTCACCACGCTTAACCGAGTCAATGATGTGAGCGTTTAGTTGCTTGCGCTGCTCAATATCAGTTGGTCTATTGGAGAAGATGATTCTCTTCAAATTTTCATCAGGACGCAACATGATAATTGGCTCGTTGGCAACAACGGTACGTTTAACAATCATGTAGTCTGGGTTTTGAATAAGCAAACGACTCCACTTGCCTCGGCTTTCGTCTAGTTCGGCATAAACGAAGGCTTCACCAAGGAGCCAGTATTCTTGAGCGATTTGCACGCAAATGTTCATCAAATCAATTTCTTCAATCATGTCATTGAAGAACTTTTCGATGTCCTTGTTTGGACACTTGATATTCAACTTACTAATTGGGTACGTACTGTGCAAGTTGATAGCATTATGAACGAAAGGATTCAGCGCATAAAAACTACGGCACCAAGCATTAATGGTAGCACGGTCACGTGGAAGATTGAGATTGGAATTTAACCACAGCGGGGAGTAAACTTCAGGAGTTTGCTTGACAGTATCTCCAGAACCTCCACGAAAGGCTCCGCCTCCAGAGCTAACTACTTGTGCATATTTATGAACACCAACCGAAGAAACAACGCGCCCATTGGGTGTTGACATATCCTCTTTGGTAGTTGGTCCAGAGCCATCTCTAAATAGCCCTTGGTATACTTCACCAGCAATTAGTTGTCTCCTCACGTCAGAAACACTACGAGACATTAGAGAGCTAACTTGCGGGACATCTGATCTTCCAGATAAATATTGATCAGATTTAGAGGGTCCTACCCATGTTTTTTGAGACCTGTTGATTGGCATGCATCCTCATTTATTTCCACAACCCTCTACTATACACAACTAATAATATATCTGAGTGTTTAGAATTTACGAGAGATATAGCCAGAAGTTACTAAAGGTTTGTTACGTTGAGCGAAGTTTTGACCTTGAAGAATAGGATTATTATTGGTAAAACCTCTAGTAATTATGAACTTATAAGCCAAATAGGCATTGAGTAAAGCCATAAAACCGTCGTTTGGAGTGCTACCTTTAACATAATGGACGGTTGGATCTCCTCCCATTCTAGAAATAGATGGCTTGATTTCCATACTGCAACAGTGGTCAATTAACCATGCAATCTTCTCATAATCTCCAAATGGGAACTTAATCATTCCCTTTTTCATTTGTTCGTATAGTTCGCCAATATAATGGTCTCTTTCAAAAACAAGTTCCTTGGGGAAGGCATCCATGGTAAATTTTATATGACCATTTACCTTGTTGTGAGCACGAGAAACTAAATATCGATCTCCATAAACATTATGCAATAAAGCAGAGAAGTCATTAGAGTAACCAATGTCTCCAATGGCCAATTGAATACTGTATTGCCTCATAATTTGATCAATAATACCTTTTTTGCTTTCTATGTCATTACGCTTGAACTTAGTAGCAAATTCGATATTTAACAAATTTGGACCCTTGGCAGACAAGACAACAGCCGTACTGTAGGACTGGCCACCTGTAGTGACTCTTTCTGGATTAGCTAATTGCTCCAAGTCAGCACGAGCACCGTAGTCGATTCCCAGAACGACTATTTGTGGTTGCATAGTGTTTTTGACTGGAATGATTCTGGCGCTAAATTTCCTATCATCCCTGCAAAGTTCCTTGATTTCCTCTGGGGTGATTGGGCTAGAATCACCTTGAAAAAACTCTCCCAATACTTCGTTCATAAAGACACGTTCGGTATTGATTGGATGCTTGCCCGGCATTTCAGCATCGATAGCCTCACGGGTAAACATCGGCATGTAAAGCTGATTGAGGTGGAATCCAACCATCTGGCAATCAGGATCATCAGGATCCTTGAGAGCTACCCACTTGCCACGTTCAGCGGCTTCTAGTTTGTTTTGCTCTTTCCCACAGTGAGGGCACTTGACGACATAGCCGTGAATCCAAATTTGCTTCCAGTCATCGGAGCCGGGAGTGTAAAGTGGGAAATGCTTATCGCAATTCTCGCAGCCAAGGTAGTAGTATTGTTGTGAGGAAACTTGCCACATCTTGTGGAAGTCAGAGCCCTTTCTTCTTGGCGTTCCAAAATAAACTTGGACACCTTTACCAGGCTCACCGTACTTGGCAGTAGTAAGAACTTTAAGCGAGTTACCGATAGCCATACTGGTAGTCTTCTGAACTTCGTCAAAGAACAAAGCGTCAGCAGTACGACCCATGATACGGTCTCCGTCTAAACCTACCGACTCAATCCATAAGTGGTTTCCACCTTGAAATTGTTTGAAGGTCAAAGAGTCGCTAGTGGCGGTTGTATTATCCAACAAAGCCTGCATATGTGACTTTGGTTTACTAATTTTCTTTAAGTCCTCATTAGGAACTGGAATGGAAGTATTTATGATTTGGTTGAGTTTGGTCTTAGAATAAGCGGCAGCTAATTCCAATTGAGGGAATGCATGAATGATACGAATGGGCGGCTTCTCACCGTTACCAAATAAACCACATCCCATGAAATACATTTCAAGAGCGCTGGCCATCGTAGTAGCTCCTACCTGACGACCCTTGACAATGATTAATGGTTTTGAATTTGGCTCTAGCGCCTTGATACCGCTATAACGATATACCTCTGCAAAAGGTTTATACCCATTTCCTCTTAGTCTAAATGGTTTACCATCTAGTGTAAGATAGTTCTCTACAAACCAAACAGGATCTAAATTAAGTAAATCTTTCTTAAGCTTCTGGAATAAATCCTTATCACTTTGATTATTCATACTAAAATGAGGATATATGTATGAATATGGCCTCACAAAAAAAACGTAGTCTAAAGCAATGCATCAAATGTAGAGTTGAGTTAACCGATGAAAACTGGCTTAGTTATCTCAAGCCGCGCAGCAATTACATATGTACTCTGTGCTTTCGTAACTATGGTAAACAGTACCACAAATCGGATCCAGACTATAACAAAAAACAACTTGCAAAGTATCATAGTCGAAAGAGCGCTATCATTCACTTCTATGGTGATATGTGTAATTTTTGTGGTGAAGATGATTATTACAAATTAACAATAGATCATAAACTTGGTGGAGGTAACACTCATCGCAAAGTACTTACCAATAATATCTATGAATGGTTATACAATAACCCAATTCGGCGTGATGGGTATCAAGTGTTATGCTATAATTGCAACTGTAGCAAAAGCATTGCTTACAAAGATAAGTACGCACTCCGAGACAAAAAGAAAGTCATGGGAGCTTACGGCAACCAATGTGCAGAATGTAATGAAGATAGAATTGAACGACTAACCATCGATCATAAAAATGACGACGGTGCAGAGCAACGTCGTCAATTAAAGTGCCATACTGGGGTTAGGATGTACAGATGGCTCATCAAAAATAATTATCCTAGCAATTTAGGATTACAGGTGCTGTGCTACAATTGTAACTGTAGCAAGCTTTCTCGCAAAGATGAAATTATATCTTCGCAGGAGTCAGGGCATTGAAAGCGTCGGTGTTAGATGGATCGATTTCTGAATCTGCGCCCACATCACGTCTACCGAGATTCATTTCTCCAAGATCGCGAGATGGATTTTTCTGCTTCTCAGCCAAGTTGAGTCTGCTAACGAAACGTAGCAAATTTTCATCATCCCAATCCTTAGCATCGGAGACATCTCCTTTATGAATAGATTGGACGTGACTAATGATAGCTGAAAGAGGCAGATTGCCTCTGCTGTCACCAATGTAATTTTCAAAAGTCTTTTTGATAGAAGGACACTTCTTAATTACAATTGGTGTGCCGTCTACCTGTTTTTCTATTACATCATTATTGTCGGAAGCCTCTGCCTTCTTGGCAACAGGCGCATCTTTCGTTTCCGAAGCTTTGTTAATTTTGTCTAGATAAGCAGTTAAACCGCTTCTCTCCTTCATATCTTCTACAGCGGCCGCTACAGAAGGATACTTAGATTGACCATTCATGATAGAATTAATTTGATCGAATAAAGATTGTTGCTTTATAGGTTGCACAGCTCCCTTTTGCAGCGTCTTTTGAAACTGCTTGAGCCAATGATCTTCTCCGATATGTTCATCAGATTGTCTTGAAACAACTGATTGATGTCTAGTATATTTAGACATTATCTATCCTTGCCCCAGACATTAGCAGATGGATTGTAGTTAGCTGCCCAATCAAAATTGTCGCTAGAAGCTACATCTACATCTTCATCTGGCATGAAGCCTCTGTCTTGACGTAATTGATAGCCCATGTCGGCTAGAAGCTGCATAACTTCAGCTTGTTCACGCTCATTAAGCTTGTACTTCTTAACTTGTCTTGCATACAAATCTTCAATGTCATGTCCAGCAGAAACCATACCATTGATACAAACTCTAGCAATTCTAGAGGCGAGCAACGGAACAACAATGTAAATGCCTTGAACGCCAGTAATCTTCTGAGCTTCCTTGATAAGTCCTTCCATTTCGGCTTCGGACTTCTTGCTCTTCTTTGGCTTCTTCTTGCTTTGCTTTACCTTATCAAGACGATCTTGCAAACGTTCAATACCATTATCGATGATGGAACGAACTTTCTCAATTTGATTAGCATCAAGTTCACCATCAGTATCGTTTCTCATAGCCTTAGAAACTTCGCTGTCTAATCTTTCAAGATAAGCAACGGCTCTTTCTAAGCCAGCGGTATCGTAACCAGAGTGCTTTGGTACGTCATCACAACGCTCTTTAACCCAAGCAATGAATCCTGTTGGACCACGCTTGCTCCAGTTCCATTTTTCTTCTTTGGCAGCCTTGGCTGGGTCTTCGTCTTGAACCTGGGCCTTATCCTCTTCAACTTCTAGTGGTTGCTCAGCAACTTCTAGAACAGGCTCAGGATCTTTGGTGCCTGGCGGAGCGCCTGGCAATTCCATAACGATTTCCAATTCCATTGGCTTATCGTGAACTTCAAGCGGTTCCATAACGGCAGGATGCTCATGTGGAACTTCTTCGACTTGCAAAGGAATAATTTGCATGCCGTCATCATCGGCCATTGGAGGACCCATGGCAGGATCTAGGACAAATAGCTCTTGTGCTGTTGATTCTAATGACATTTAGGTACCTCTAACACTCTTTATGCATTTATATGTAGTAATATCCGCTGTTTTTAAATGTTCCATTTATCCTCGTACATTAAGCTTTCCGGACCACGAGTACCATAATCTGGATTGATATCGTTGGGATCTCCAACATCTTCATCAGGCATATCTACACCATCTGGAAGACCATACAGGCCAGCGGTTGGGGCTGGAGATAGATATTTTTCAGTAAGTTTTTTTAAGGTTTCATCATCAAAATCCCCATGATCCTTAAAATCATCAACATAATCTCGTCCAAAATCTAGGTTACTAATGTTTTTACCTTCTCTGTCTGGATAAGGGATAGTATCTCCACCCATTTCTGCGGTATATGGATAAACTTTCTCGTCTCCTAGATTAGTGGCACCTGGAAAAGTAACCATATCACCCGGAGGGCCTTCTGGACCTAAATAGTATGGGTCAGTAACAGTTTCTTCATTAAAACCAAATTGATTTGGACCAATCTGTTCATCAATTGGAAAATCAATATTATTGATGTCGTGGTCATCGGAAAAGAAAGCTCCGGGACTCTTGTGCTTATGATCGGTAATAGTTTTCATCTTCTTACCTTCGCTCATAGCAGTATAGGGACTATCACCATAATCAAAATTAGGCCCGTCGTTTTCATCACCAGCCATCTTTATAATTCTAGACAATAAAGCAGCGCGAGCAGCCATGTCAGGATTCTTTTTAACCCTGGCACCACTATCCACTTGCCATGAATCGTCAGCTACATACTTGGGCTTGAGTCGCTCTCGGCGGGCCTCTAGAAACTCTTGTACGCTTTTATAATTTTGTAGGGAGTGCCAACCTGCCCCAGGACCAATGTGCTCAAACCCAGGAATTTCGTAAATATCGTAGTTGCGATAAAACGGTTCCTTGAAACGTGGTTGAACAACAATAGCCGGATCGGATTTGTACTTTTTCTCTTTTGGAGTGGGTTCGTTGACACCGCCACCTCCCTGAAAATAAGCCTTCTTTTGTGGCATATTAACAGCCTTCATATAGTATGGTTGAACTACTTCTGTAATAGGAATGTAATCCCACAGGTGCATCTTATTGATGTAATAAGCTGCCCTTTCTGGGTTCCTATTGAAAGCTTCATTAAGCTTTTCAGCCATTACTTTTTCAGTAGAGATTTTAACAGATTGTGGATTTTTAGAAACATAATCAATAATAGCCGGATCAATATCGAAGTCTAACTTCGAAGCTAAATAGATAGCTCTAATAACTCTATTCTTGTTAGTAGTTAAGGTAATTTCTGGGCTCAAACAAGTTCTAATTACTCTATCATTCAGATCCTTAAAACCCTTATGAGTTGGATCAATTACATTCTTTAAATCCAAAGATAGAAGAAGAGCGTTGCAGGTAAAATCCCTACTAAACATCTCTTTTTGCATCTCGGTTGGACGGGCAATACCTTGCTTTACCAACATGTCATCAATGCCTGGGACATTAAAGTTGGAAGAAAAATCCATCTTGAAAGAACCGATGTAAATGGAGCTGTGTCCATCATCATGGTTCCTCTGAGTTACGTTGTATTTCTTAGCTAACTCGGCGCCAAATTCGCTGGACAAAAATCCAACGGTCTTATCACCGGTTGTAATATCCAAATCGGAAATGTTTTCCAAGTGCTTCAAATAACGATCACGAGGCGTACCTCCACAGATATAGGCTTTAGATGAGCCTATTCTCTTTTGGACTTCCCCCATTTGTTGAAGCAGTTCTCGGAGTTTCATTCATTCGCTTTTTCTTATACCGCTGGAGCTGCTCTTGGAGGAGCTGGAGCGGCTGGTGGTGCGGCGGCAGGAGGAGCGGCTGGAGCACCCAGGTCTTCTCCCATTTCAACTTCTGGAGTTTCCTTACCCTTGTTAGCTAACTCAGCGGCTTCTTGTTCTTTCCTCATCTTCTTGCGCTCTTTTTCTTTATCATCTTGCTGTTGAAGATTTTGCTTGACGCCTGCCATTTCTGGTCTATTAACGTCCTCACCCTTCAAGTCAACATCCTTAGTTGCCATAGCTCCTTGTAGCTTGGAAAGAATATCATCTACACGGGTAGCAATATAGTTGTTAGCTTCCAAAGATTTATTGGTAGCTTCTGATAGAGATGGGAAATATGGCGCGATGCCGAGAGCATCGAAAATCATATCGACTTTGCCAAGTCTTCTTGGAATTTCACGAGTCTTGAAAATTTTGGATAGGTCTTCTAATTCCGCAACGGCATCAGCAATAGTTGCGCCTTTTAGGACAGCATCCATCTTGGCACTAAATCCACTTTGAGCTGATTCCCTAGCTTCCTCTCCTGGTGGTTGAGCAATGTCATCCTCAGTTACTTCAAGAGGTTCTTCGCCTGCTGGTGCGTCTGGAGCATCTGGAACTTTTGGTGCAGACACAGGAGCTGGATTCAAAGGAGATGGAGCTGGAGCGGTAGTCATTGGCTCTGGTGGTGGAGCGGCCTGAGCTTCAGTAACCAACAGTTCGTCATCCACATCAAGTACTTCGATGAGGTCTTCTGCCTCCATATCATCTTCAGTTTTTGATTTATCGCCAGGAGTAAACTGATTGTTCATTCCATCGATCAAACCCTTAATAGCTGGGGGTTGATTGTCTTCGCTTTGTGGCATAGTAGCGCCACCAGGCGGTTGTGCTGGAGTAGCAGCCCCACCAGATGGTGGACCAGGATTACCAGCGCCCGTTGGATCTCCAGGGCTTGCTGGAGCTGGATCTTGCTTTCCGCCAGCCGGTGCACCTTGAGCTTGTTCTCCGGCTTGTCCAGGAGTTTGAGCAACAGAGTAAAGAACGTTAGCTGCCTTAACGAATCCGCTCTTGCGAAGAACGTTGGCCTCACGAACAATCATATCCTCATACAATCTAGTAGAGACGCTAATCTTGTTAACCATCTGAATCTTTTTCTTGAGCTGATAGATAGTTTCAAGAAGGGCTTCAAATTCCTTGCCGGCAAAAAGATGGCCCTCAGGAGAACGCAATAGTTTTTCTGCGGAATCTAATCTTCCGATAATCTTGTTACGTTGCTTTTCAATTTTCTCACGACGCTCAGCTTCCTCAGTACCACGAGCGGCGGCAAAATCGATAGCTGGACCATCGGAGCGCTGCACTTCTGGTGCTGGTGGATCTTTCTTGACATGTAAAGCATATCCTGGAAGATCAGGATTCTCATACCATAGTTGTGCAAACTTGTACTTCATATGATCTCCTGCCTCATAAAATCTTACCCAATTAAGAAAGTCATGGGTTTCCATTAAATTCCAACCAGAAGTTACACGACGAATAGCGGTAATTCTGTTATCGCCATTTCTTTCCTTGCGATAAATCTCACTAATGGCCTGAAGCCATTTTTCAGTATCATGCTGTCCTGGCATATGCATGTACTGAATATTGTTTGGATAAGCTTTTCTATCAGTAAAGCTTAATCTTGGAGTATTCTCTGGATCGAACTTATCATAATCAATACCGTGCTCATCGAAAAACTTCATTAGCTTTTCAATCTTAGGCATCATTTCTGCTGGAATAGCTAGCTCTTCATCCGAATATGGACGCTTAGCTAGATCAGGTTCCTCAGACTTTTTAGCAAGACGGTAGAATTCACTCATGACTCGTTGATTTTCTTATTGATGGTTTCGTTAAGTAGCTTTGCCTCAGCCAACTTCATTTCCTGACTTGGGCCAGTTTCTGGGGTTGGTTGCTTGAGTTTTGACATTTTCTCATTGAAAACCTCCAAAAAGTACATGGAAGTCTCCAAATCCATCTGTGACAAAACTTCTTTGATTACATCATGAAATACTGAAATATGCTGATCCACAACCTGTAAAGTCACGTTATGTTGAATAATTTGGTCAGGAGTACGCGCCTCACGCCACTTGTGATATTTATCCAATAGATTACCTAAAGCATCTACGTATTCAATAAGAACACGCTCTACCTTGGTATTAATGTCCAACGGATTATCTTGGACAATATCGTAGATTTGAGCTACACGAGCTTCGATGTTGATGGCCATATTAGCCATAATTCTATCTATATCAATCTCGTTATTAGCAACTTTTAAGATAGCATCTTTGTAAGCTGGATTACTTTTAACGGCTAATTCTAATTGGTCTTGTGTACCGGTAGCCAGGGCCTGTTTCATATTGGCCTTGTCTTGCATTACATCATTGTAGAAATCTAAATAGTTATCTTGAAAAGACTTAATAATCTTTTCGGAAAGAACAAACTTAGCCTCACTTACATTGGTGTACTTTGCTTTTAGCCAATCGTGAATATCGGTCGCAGATATACCTATCACCAGCTTAGAGATGACTTCATCTTTATCTGGATGCTCCAGAATCTTTTTGTACGTTGGCTGTTTGCTCATTTAATTCCTTCATGGCTTGTTGTATCCCAATCTTCCTTCACGAGTATCGAAGATAGCGTGGTAAGGAACATTGACTCCTTGAGTCTGCTGGGCAACATCTCCACCTGGAACTTTGGCACCGTTGTTCAATTCAAAACCAGTTTCAAAATTGTAGGACTTTTTGTCCAACTCACATTGCCACATATGCTCACCGACACGGGCAATTTGAACGCCTGGGTGGTCTGGGCAATATCTTGAGCTTAGCGGAGCCTCAAGAATCTTGTATTCCTTAGTCATCTGGCTCTTATCAATAGCCTTCTCTGAATCTGCAATCTTATTTACATCATGAAGTTCCTTACGAGGATTCTCGTACTTCTTCTTCAACTCATCAAGTCTGGCATCTAGTAAATCCTTGCGCTCATCAACTGGAGGAGCAGCAATGGAAAGTAGTAGCTCGTCAAGCACAGAAGCTTGCTTCTTGAGTTGTGGGTCTCCAGAAGAATCAAGGGCGCTAGCTAGAGCGGCAATTTCTTCAATAGATTCTGGAGTGATTTTTGATACTTCCGGTGGCTCGATATGAGCAACTTCTTCGGCAGCATTTTTGAGCAAGGCGGCAGCAAGCACACAAGACTCAGCAACCACTTTGGCACTGTCCTCGTGATACTCTGCTAACAGCATTGCCTCATTGTTTGGGCTTTCTAGCCAGCTAGCAATGGCTTGTAACATATCCGCAATTCTCATAGTTTCCTCTTAGCTCTTTTCCTCATCCTCATCTACCTGAGGAGGGACGTTAACTACCTTTTGAAATTTAGTCTCTGGCATATTAAATACCGATTTATTGGTGGCTTTTCTTTCCTCATGCTCCTTAATAACTCGGGCAATTTCCATCTTAACAGAAGCTTCATCTCTTGGAAGAAGACCTCTATCTAATGCGTTGATAACAGTAGTAATAGATTCTTTAAACTGTGGGTCATCTCTAAATGCAGTTCCCCAGTCCTCATTGTTTCTAAGACCATATTCTAGGCCATATTGTCTCAAAAATGGAACAATATCATACTCTGCCAATGGAGCGCGTTGAGGATATAACCTGGCTTTCTGAGTAGAACGGGTTGGTCTATCAGTTGGGTCTCCGGTAGATGGAAGACCTTCAAATTTATTTAGCTTACTGATGATGTTACCAGCAATCTCAAAAATTCTAATTAAACCAGTTCTAGCTTTGACGTAAGCTGGTGTCTTGAATTTATCTCTCTCTAACTTGGTACGTTGTTCCATACCAAGGAATACCAAGGTGCTGACGTCAGGAAAATCAACCGTTCCTTTAGTGCCAGGCTCCATAGATACTCTAAGTAAGGATCTCAAATTTTCGAGTTGAGCCCTTAGAGTTTGTAAATCAATTTTGTTGACGTTAATTTTCAAAACGTCAGTAATATTCAATACTTCTTTAAGAAGCGCATGACCTTTCATAGCCTGCTCTTCTAAAGGGCTCTTTGCTTTGCCTTGAAGGGAAAGAGTAGATAAACCGCGCAAAATCTCACCATAAGGAGATTTGCTGGCATTGAGTTCAGGTTTAGTCGAACCAACATTCCAAAGTTCCACAATCATGCGGCGGATCTCTGCCTCGTTCTTCTCCAAATCGGAGGCTTCGGCAGCGACTTTGTATTTAACCGCTATCAGTTCGGACAACCTGAATAACTTCATGGTTCACCCGAAAATCTTGTGGTTATTGAAAACGGCTCCTTCGTAAGTCTCGTCCATGCCTCTACGGTATAGAGGACGGCAATTACCATCCTTATCCTGATAGACCTTGTGAACTGGCAAGCCAGTCTGAGAACAAACTGGATGTTCACTAGTTTTACTATGAGTGGCGTGAGCACACTTAACCTGAGCGGCAGCTTCCTTCTTTTGTCCTAGACCTGCTAAGTACATTTGGAAACCAGTAGCATAAGCCTTGGTGTCACCAGAAGCATTCAATACATTCAAAGCATCTTCTGCCTTGGCATGATTTCCTTCAGCTAATGCAGCTCTTAGATTATTCAAAACTTCGCTTGGTCTCAAAGCAGATAGAGTAGAAGCTCCTGCGGCTGCTCTGAAGTCACTATCATTAGCAACATACAACTCGTTGACGCCTTCTTGACTGAAAGAAGCAACGGAACCGTTACATAACATTACGCTTGGTTTGACAATCTTGCCACTAGCAACCTTGACTGGAACTACGAATCCAACCCTACCAGCATCCAATGCAACGTTATAGAAAATGGTATTGTCGTCACTCTTGGCAACGGTAACCTGAGGATTCTTGTGTCCGTAGCCGGTTAGCTCGCGAACAATGTGGGCTCTAGCAGCCTCAACCTTGTCCTTACCAAATTGCCATGAGGCTTGTCCAAAAGAAGAAGTGAATTGCTTCTCGAAAGAAGTAAATTCTTCAGACTTTGGAAGTTCAACATCCTTGGCGGAAGCTTCAGCAACCTTCTGTCCAACAATCTGATTCTGGAAGAATTCAGACTTGCCTTGACGAGATGCAGTTAGCTTAGTCAATGCAATCTCTGCATCGCTAACTTCTCTATTCTCAGATGCGGCCTTGGTTAGAACGGATAGGATAGTAGAACCATCCATTTTTAGTTTGCTACCAGCTTGGGTAGTTAGGTAAGTCTTGATAGCGGTGTGATTTAGCTCTTGTGGTCCCGTATTTCCCATGAACACAGAAGCTTCGACAACCTTCTTGTTTGGGGTTTCAACTGGGATGTATAGGCTGGTCACGCCTTTAGGAGTCTCATAGTCGGCTCTGATAACAAGGAACTTATCGTTGCCATCATCGACTGCAAGAGCAGTTGGCTTCAAGTTCCAGGCATCCAAAGTACTAGCCACCGAGGCTAATGCTTTGTTAGCCAACTCTTGGGAGTACATTTTGAGTGGTGCATGCTTATCAAACACGCTGGTTAGAGCGTTAGCCAAAACAGCATCACCTACTTGGAAAGGATTGACCTGAGTAGCTTCATCACGCTCGTGAATCTTTGGAGTAGGTAAAGCATCTACGATACCCAATTCATCCTGGAACAGTTCAGCGAACTTAGTGTTACGAGAATGAAGTTTTGTGTAGAGAACTTTCAACTCAGCTTTGCGAATAAACAAAGTATTGTTGTCAGCCATCTTGCTAATGACACGTGACATAGCACCGATAGTCTGATCACCTGGATAAGCATCGCTAGCTTTAGCTAGTTTGGCTGCTAAGATTGGAGTAGCAATTCTCTCGTTATCTTCGACTGACTTAGCCAGAGAACCTACTAATTGTTGTATTTTGTCGAGGCTCATTTAAACACCTATTCCGTAATGTTAGACTAACTCCGGGTATTTACTTAATACCTCTTTTTTAGTTGATTCTGGTAGCTCGTTCAACAGGGCCTTAACTAGCTTCTTGTTAGAAGCCAGCTTCTCTGGAAGATATTCTTCAGCCTTTTGCAGCTCATTACGTGGAATACCAATCTTAGAAGAAGAAATGCGAACCAATGGGTCGCCCTTATAGGAAATCTGTAAATCACCAGCCGTCTTACTAACTCGCACGTCCCATAGAGAAGCAGTCTTAGTCTCCTCTTCTGGTTGATACAAGGCTACGATGTACTCGCCATCATCAGCACTCTGTACCTGCCATAGGTCAGCGGCCTTATCACTATCCTTGAAACGAACAATGTCAAAAGCAACGGTCTCAAGACGGTCTTGAACGTCACTGAGCTTGTAAGCCTTCTTATAAATTTTGCGCTCCAAACCTGAGTAATCAATCGAATTCTTTGACATTACGTCTCCTGTTAAACAGAATATACCCTACATAGATAAGTGAATATTGATACGATTTTACACTTTCTTGGGATGGCTGGGGTACTAATAAGTCCATTTTATTGCCAAAAAGAAAGGCCCGCCTCCTTGCGGAGACAGGCCCTTAATTCATATGAGGCGGTTAATTACCAGCGCTCTTCTCTTAAATCTCTCATCTTACCCAAGATTTCTTTGATTCTATCGTCATTTTCAATGATCTTACGGATCTTTTTGCGGGCGCCACCATAAATCTTTTTACCATTTTTGTAATCAACGTTTCCGTTAAGCGACTTGGTAATGGAACTTTGGTTGACATTAAGCATCTTTGCGATTTCCATCTGGGTGTAGCCATCGGCGTACAATCTAATGACTTCTCTTTGTCTTGGGGTGAGTAGGGTATCTACTACTCTCCAGAATTCTTTCTTCAGTTGTTCTTCTAGCTCGATCAGGTCTTCACTGTATTCGAATGGGTTTAGTCTTGCTGAAATGCTATCCTCGTTGCAAAATGACTCAAGCATGTCATTTGAGCATACCGTTTCTAACAAAACCCATTGATACTTATCACTTCTGTTTTTCCTGCGTTCCATTTATACTCCACGTTTTAATGGCTAGAGACTGAATCAGAATATATCAATGATAAGGTTTTGAAAATTTTACTTAAATCTCAACCTCTGACAGCAAAGGAGACTGTATCCTCACCCGACTTAGTGAAGTACTCATCTATATCTTTGTAGCTTTCTGGTAAGAAAAAATATTGAATATTGGCTAGTTTGCCAAACTTAGTATGAATCTTTTTCCTCCCCTTCACACCGGCATCATCATTATCTAATAATAGATGGATGTTATCAGTGTATCTGCTAATGACAGAAAATTGATAGGATGTCATATTACAATTACCTAAAGCTACAATATTCTTAAATCCCTTCTCAGTTGCTTTA